GAGAGTATGGTTATGATAAAGGTTATTGCTTATGCTTAGATTTAACTGCAGACAAAACTTCTGCAGAACCACCAATTCAAATGTTTACATTAAAAGGTGGAGATTTTATTACTAATAAATTCCCAGGTGTTGGTGGATTAGATGGATTATCTTCAGGAGTTGTTTCTAGCCCTGTTGCTGGTTCTAAATTAATTAACTGGGGCTTAACTTATAGAAAAGTTGCATAAAGCTTAACTACTATAGGTCCCAAAAAACTTTTTTAATTGCTGGAAAACCCTAATACGTTAGGACAATCAGCAGCCAATTTTAATATAGACTCTTGTAAGGGCATTTATTAAAGAGGTTCAACGACTAGTGTAATACACGTAGGCTTAATTGCCGAAATAAAAAGTGATTTAATATGAAATATATAGTATATCAAACTACAAACAAAGAAAATGGTAAAATATATATAGGTGTACATAAAACTAATAACCCAGATATTTTTGATGGTTATATAGGTAATGGAATATATGTAGGTTACTCATTAGAAAATCCCAAAACAGCATATCAATATGCTTTAAAAAAATATGGGTATAATTCCTTTATAAGAACAACATTATTTATATATGATAATGAACAAGATGCTTATGATAAAGAAGCACAAATAGTTACATTAAAATTTATAAAAAATGATAATAATTATAATATAAAAACTGGAGGAATACATGGTGCATGGAATTTTAAAATTATGTATCAATTTAATTATAATGGAGATTTAATTAAAACTTGGAATAGTATATCAGATATAATAGAATATTATAGTTGTAATTCTAATAGATTTCATATGGCTGCTATTAATAAATATAGTGCTTTTGAAAGTTATTGGAGTTATGAAAATCAAATAAATATAGAGGAATATAGAAAATCTAAACATTCTGAATTATATCAATTTGATTTTTCTGGAAATTTACAAAAAATATTTAAAAATTCTGAAAAAGCTATTCAAGAATTAAATTTATCTAAAGATTCTTTAAATGAAGCAGTTTCTAAAAAGAAAATATATAAAGAATCATTTTGGACAAAAGATCCTGATAGTATTCAAAATATAATTAAAATTAATAGGTTATTTAATTTAAGAAATAGACCTGTTATAGTTTATGATAATAATAAAAATTATATAAATGAATATATAGGATTACAATCTGCATCAGAAAATTTAAATATTCCTTATGGAACTATTAAAAGTGGAATTACAAAAGGAAATCTAGTTAATAATCAATATTATTTTTCTTATGAAAAACTAGATAAATTTATTCCATATAAAGGAAATATAATTAAAAATAAAAAAGTAGGACAATATGATTATAATACTAAAGAATTAGTAAAAGTATGGGATACTATTACTGATTGTGCCAAAATACATCCTAAATGTAGAGATGTAATTAAGGGTGGTAGAAATCATACGCATGGATATACATTTAAATATATTGATGATTAAATTGAAGATATAGTCTAATCTATATGGTAACATATAGTTAATAACAATGATAGTGGAGTAGGTGTATTTAATGCTTACAGAAGCTTTATTTTAAGAGAGATTTGATAAATAACGACTAAGATATTGTAAGGGAGATTAAGTTTCTCCCTTACTTATTTTTTATATAATTAATGAATTAATATGAGTACTGAAAATAAAGGAATATATTCCAAAAATATTATTGTTTTAAGAAGTGTTTATGGAAAAGTTGGAATGACTTATTTTATAAATCCTTGTAAAGATAAATATGGTAGATTACCAAATTGTGTAAAACATGTAAATTCACAAGGTGATATGATTATTACTGATGCTGAAAAAAATAGTCCAGAAGCACAATATTTTATAAAAGAAACAGAAGTCTTTAAAATTTAGGATGGCAAAACATTTAATTTGGATGATCCTTATGATAGAAATGTTTGGGAAGCAATAAAGAATTGTAAATTTATAGCACCTGATAGATATGCTAAAGACGAGAATGGAGATTATTTGATAGACGGAACAATGAACTGGAGTTCTAAAAAACCACGTTACGGAGTAGCTGAATTATATATTGATAGACCTGGTGTAGAAGCAACTAAGAAAATTACTAGAAAGAAAAAAATACATACTGCTTCTGACTTTATATTTACTGATGATAGAGGAGCTGAAGGTCGATTATTAATAGCTAGATTATTAGGAAAGAATATGAAGAACTTACCAGACGCTGACGTTGAAGACTATTTGTTACAAGTAGCAGAAAAGAATCCTGATAAAATTATTTCTTTATACACAGGTAGTGATACTAATTTACGTTTATTGTTCATAGATGCTAGAGATAAGAAAGTTATAGTATCTAAGAATAAGATATATTGCTATGGTGATAACATCTTCTTAGGAGCAACAGATGATGCTGTAATTACTTGGATGAAGGAACCAAAAAACAAGAAAATACTTGATATGATTCGTAAAGATACATATCCAGATATGTACGATACAACACCAATGTTAGATACTGGAGACGATAAGAAAAAAGATCCTATTATCGAAAATGCAGTACACAGTGGTAAAAAATAATAAATAAATATTTATAAATGACAGCTCGACAAGTTTATGAAGGAGTTTTAATTGAATTAAATAAAGTAAAAGCACCTAGTTTATTACTTGAAGATTTTAATTATCTCTTTAATAAAGCTATAAATCAATATATTAATAAGAAATATAATATATATGATACGAATTAGCAAAGTACCGATGATGTTCGAGTATTAAAATCTTCTGCAGTATTAGAGCCAATAAAAACACCACAATAGAAAATAGGAGCTACACATAATGAAGCTTCTGAACCTTAGTATTGTGGAAATGTTATTAAGCCAACTTCTATTTTTGGAGCTACTTATGACTTTAATTTACCTGCTGATTACTTACATTTATTAAATTGCGTTTGTATTTATAAAGTTAATAAACAATTTAAATGCTATAATGCTGGAGATACATGGCAACAAGGAGCTACTAGATTAACTTCTGATATTTGGCCATAGATTATAAATAATTTTTATATGAAACCATCATATAAAAAACCATACTATTATATTCACAATATAAATAATAGTTCAATAGCTACTAATGGAGAATTTGGTAAAAATGCTAATAACAATTTTAATCCAACTAATCCTATATCTGTAGACACTAATTCTTAGACTAGTATTCAATAGTATGGAACAGATGTTCCTGCTAATGAAGATGAAACAGTTTAGAGAACTTCTGATGGTTCAACTCCAATAAGAATAAATGATAGCATTTAGTTAAATAACGAAAGTGTTAATCTTCCTAGAAGTATAACATTAAAAGATGCAAATGGTAATTCATATCAAGACGATACAGTAGAAAGAACTGGAGGTCATAGATATGGTAATGCAAGTAATGTAAGATTAGAAATTCGTTATGGAAAAGACGATAGTGTATTCCAATTACAATATATTTGGGTAGATTATCTTAAAGCTCCACAACATATTAGACTTACACAAGAGTAGATTGATTTAACACAAGACACATCACAAATTATGGAATTTCCAGATTATGTATGTCAAGAGATAATAAATGAGTTGGTAATGATCGTTATGGAAAATAGTAGCGATCCTAGAACACAAACACATATAGCAGTTTCACAGTCTATTGCAAATCCAGCTCAACAATAGGCACAACCACAAAAATAATTAAATTATGTTTAAATTTTCAACAAACACAATTATTAATTCCATAAACTTTCCTAGTTTTGGAAATGTTCCTACTCAAGCAAACGGTGGGGATACTATAAAAGATCATATGAGATTCTGGGTAGAAGTAGCACCAGATGGAGCAGATGTAACAACAGCAGCAGAATATCCAATTTTAAGAATTGCACATCATTTTAGATTTGCTAAAAAGAATGTTGTAGCTATCTATAAGAGACCTTGGGAAAATCCACAATTATTTAAAGTAACATTTGATGTTAAAAAAGTAATAGACGCTTTTAAAGCTAGCGGAGATAAAAAAGGTGTAGGTAGAATAGCTATTTATATTAGATTATCTGGTTCACAAAATTCATATTATAGCAATGATTTCGTATTTAAAGGAAAACCATTCTATATTGAGTTCCCAATTACAGCAGATGATGATGCAACTACTTTAACTTCTAAAATAGTTAGATTAGCTAGAAAATATCAAAACTTTGTTTATGAATATCCATTGATTAATATTTACCCAGCAGCAGATGCTAAAGGTGAAAAAGCTGATACTGGAGCTTTCTTAACATTAGAAGGAACAGATGAATATCAAGTAATTAAGAGAGCTGAACTTCAATATTATAATGAAAAAGCAGATTCATTTGATTGCTGCACATGGTTTGGTTCATTCGAAGATCAAACTCCTGGTGTTGTTGTTAAACAAGGACACGAAGGATTTGGAACTTATAGACAAATAATTAAAGACTTGAGATTACCTACTGCTGCTAATACACGTTGGACAGCTATCGCTAAAGACGATATGCCAGTATTTGGTGGACATTATAACGAGTATGTTATCAAGATGTGTGTTGATAGAGGTATTATGGGTAGTGATGCAGTTGGAGAAGTTACAAAATCTTTAACAAATCATGTATTCTATGTATTAGATGATAATTGCAGTGATGTTACAAAAGCATGGGAAAAAGCATTACAAGATGCTTTTGGAACAGAAATTGTAACTGTAGTTGATAAAGACTACGATGATGTAGTTGATACTAAAGAAAATATTGAAGATGCAACTGATGATACTAAAAAAGTTGCAGAAGTTGAAACAACTGAGCATGCAACTAATACAGTTAATACAACTAATAGCTTTGATGCTAAAGGAATAAAAGATGGTAATAGACAACCAGCAGCAGCAGCTGATGCTGGAACTACACCTAATCCTTGATATATTTTGTTAAACTAAAAAAATAGGCGAAGGCTTATCGCATTTGGCTTAGCCCAAATGTGGTAAACTTTCGCTTTTTTCGTATTATGGCTGTAGTAAAAAAATTAGCTTCTGCAATTTATAATGATATAGTTTCTGGACTTAGAGGTTATCATCATAATCCATCTATGTCCTTAGAACAGCTTGAAGATGAAGTTGTAGAAGAAAGACTAGGAATAATAAAGGAATACTCTTTAAAAGGAGTTCTTCCTATTAAAGATTTACTTACATCTATAAATTGTATACCTGTTGACTGTAAAGATTTAGATAGATGTAAATGTGGAAAAGGTTCTTCAGGAAAACCTGTAGCTCATTTTGAGATTCCTTAGATTTTAAATGATTATGGTAATAAAGCTATAGAATATTTAGGAAGTACTGATAGACAGATGCCTTTTATATTTTATACTACAAGTTATGTGTGGAATTATTATCATAAATATAGAAAAAGAGGATAGTCAAGGCCTTTTGTATATATAGACACAACTCCAAATGAAAATGGAATGTTAGATTGTTTTATATTTAATGCTCCAATGATTAAACAAGTTTCTATTGTTGCTATATTTAAAGATTTAAGACAATTAGAACAATTTGCATGTTGTATAGATTTAGAGAGTGATAATTATAATTTTATAGATTCTTAGATTAAGGAAAGACTTACTAAAAAGAAGATATATTATTACAGACAATTAGTTTCTCCAATATTACCTAATAATCAAGAATATTCTGCTGGATGAACAATTTTCATTATGCAATGTACCTAGCAAATTCCTTATATTCTATGGATATGCTTCCAGAAGATTTTGAAGAAATAGGATTAATTGCTTGGGGACTTATAGGAAATAAAAGAACAAGGTTATATAGAACTTGTTTAGATATAGATTGTGGTACTAATACTGTTCAACTACCATGTAATTGTGATATTATAGAAGCTATAACTTATGGCTTTGAAGATTGGGAACATGTTTCAAACATTGCCCCAAATGGAGATTATAATTCTTTATTTACTGAAAGTTATATTGAAGCTAGAAAGAATTTTAATGGGCCATTATATATTCCAGGTAAATTTGTTAAATATGAAAGAGTAGGAGATACATTATATTTAGATGCTAATTATAATGGAAAAATATTTATTCTTTATAAAGGACAAATAGTAGATGATGATGGACTTCCTCAATTAACAGATAAGGAAGCTTTAGCAATAGCTACTTATTGTGCTTATGTAAATAAGTTTAAAGAAGGATTATCTACTAATAATATGGGTATTGTACAAATGGCACAAGCTCTAGAAATAAAATGGAATAGACAATGTGATGCAGCAAGAGTTCCAGATAGTATATCACAAAATGAAATGAATGAAATATTAGATGCTAAATCTAATTGGAATAGAAAAATATACGGAAAAACATATAAACCTTTACGTTAATGAATTATGCTACTGGATGTGCTTTTAATTTAGATGATTTGTTTATGAATTTAGATAAATCTAAATTAAAAATAACTAGTATATTATGTGATAAACTTGTACATGATAGACATAAAGATGCTTTAATAAGACAAATATTTAAAGAATCTGTTAAACTAATTTTCAAGGATATACTAGATAATAATGTTACTTTTGAACTTCCTACTGGTAGTAGAAAATCTGATATTCATGTTTAGAGATATTCTAATAATGATTTTGCTGCTGGAAGAAGAAATGGAAAATGGAAAGATATAGATTTCTTAAAATCATATTTTACTGGTTATCAATTAATACTTACTATGTATGATAAACATGGTGGTATGAGTAGAATTAAACCTATTTATTTGGATAAAAAGTATAAATAGATTTTAACTGATTATACTAATGATGGAAAATAGTATTGTTAATGTAGACGAAAACAATTAAAGATTATTACGAAGATATATATAAGCGATTTCCAGGCGTAGATAAAAAAGATATACAAAAAATTTTGAACTATGGCTGGAAATCATTATATCTACATAATAGTTACGGTGGAGATGTGATAGTAAAAGATAATAGCTTTTGGTCTTATTTTGGCATTTTAACTAAAGATTCATTGAAACACTTTAATAGATACGTATTAAAATTATGTATCAAAATAAGAGTTTTATATAAAAGAAAGAAAATTCCTTGGGATGGATTTTATTATTTTGCTCTAACTGATAAATAGTATTAGGATTATTGCTCTTAGATTAATAAAAGAGGAAGACCTAAAAAATATTTTAAGTTTGAAAAAGTATTTTTATATAAAATATTTGAAGAATGCAAAGTAAAAGAACATTCCTTAAAATATATATTAAAAATTTCATATCCAACTGATTAGCTTGGATATAAATATTATAAAAAAGAACTAATAGCTGAAAATCCAATATTAGTTTTAACAAGAGATCCATTAAAATTTAAAGATATATTAGTTACTAATAATGATTATGATATTTTATGAAGAATCAAGCCCAAAATACATTTGGTGATGGCTTAATGACAGATTTTCATCCATTATCTTGTAAAAATACTGTTATGACTGATGCTTTAAACGCTACAATAGTAACTACTAGAGGCAATGAGATGGTTTTACAGAATGATTTAGGTAATGAAAAAATAATAGGTAAAAGCCCAACATATCTACAAGATGGTTAGGTTATATACAATGATGTTCCAGTTAAATTAACTGATGGATATATACCAATAGGAGTAAAAGAATATTAGGGAATTATATATATAGTTTCTTATAATCCATAGGCAGATTCAAATTAGAAATATCCATGTGAAATTGGATGTTATCCATCTCCAAATTATGCTAAATTAGCACAAGGAGAAAATACTACTAATATGTTATAGATATACTAGCCATTAAAAAATTTAGTAATATCTAAAACAGCTAATACTGGCTCAAATACTACTACTACAGATACTACCTCAAATACTGGAGGAAGTACTGATAATCCAACAACTACTGATAGTATTAAAGCAATAGATTTAGGATTAAGTGTTAAATGGGGAGATAGAAATTTAAATGCTTCTGATGTATTTAGCACTGGTACTTTATGTGGTTGGGGTAAAAATGGAGATGTTTTAAATAGTTCTAAAGATGAAGACTATGCTCCAGATTTATATCATGCTGGTATACCAGATAAAACTAGTTATTCTGGAAATCCAAATTATGATATTTGTACTTATAAATTAGGTTCTGGTTGGAGATTACCTACTATTGAAGAATGGCAAGAATTAAATAACTTAGGACAACAAGGAAATATTACTATAGAAAATGGAGTCTTTAAAATAAAAGGAACTAATAATAATTATATTAATATTCCTAGATGTGGATATTATCAACCACAAACAGGAAAAACTTTGGGCTCTGGATAGAAGGCATACTATTGGACTGGAAATAAAGCAGCTATGATTGATAATGCTTATTCTATAACATTAGGTATTATTAGTATGAATTTATCTAGTGATCAAATGCAATTACATTTAGGAATAAGACCTGTCTATGACAAATAATGATTTATTAAATGCAACTATTATCTTTTCAGATACTGGTTACACAGCACTTGAAAATCATCCTGGATATTATACAAAAACAATAGATGGAAAAGTAAATTATTATTTATTAGCTAGTAATTTTAATACTCCATTATTAAATTTTGATTTAAATCATCCAGTAATGATTGAAATTTAGCCATCATATGACGGTTCTATAAACTTGATACTAAATGATGGAAAAAATAATACAAGATTAATAAATACCAGATTTTCTGTTGAAGAAAATGGTATGGCTAAAATACCAGATAGAAGAAGAAATGATGATAATATTTATTCGGAAGATAATTTTGATTTAGATACATCATTAACTAAAAAAATAAATTAGTTTCCAATAGTTGAATATAATGGAGTATTAAATTCTGGAAATCTTAAAGTAGGAAATTATACTTTTTATTTCAAATATTGTGATGTTGATGGAAATGAAACTGATTGGATTGCAGAATCTGGAATAGTATCTATATTTAAAGGAAATGATAAAGATCCTTTTTCTATAGATGGTGGAG